CGACCGTTTGATTGACGTAGAGGACGCACCGGAAGGCATAGGCCCGGTTCGCTTGGAGGGCCACGCTGAGGCCCGTGATGCTCTGCATGGTCGTCGTGGTTTCGGTCAGGTTGGCCGTCAGGCGCTTCCCGAACACGGCGAGCACGTCCTGCGTAGAGGACGGCATCCAAGGTACGGGCGCCTGCACCGTGTTGGCGCGCACGGTTAGCTGCTCCGGTTGACGTAGCCGGTGATGTTGATGACGTTCGCGGTGCCGGACCACGCGCGGATGACCAGGCCGCCGCGCATGATGAGTCCAGGCACGATGGGGATGAGCGGGCTGTTCGACGGGATGCTGTAGTCGTTGACTACGGTGTGGTCGGGGTCCGTCGCCCCGCCCCACTGGATGTTGAGCGTTGCCGGCGCCGTCGATGTGTTGTTCGCCCACAGGTAGATTTCGTCGTAGTTGACCGTGCCCGAGATCGCCGTGTGGATCAGTGTGCCGGAGACGGCAGTCGCGGCGACCACGATCGGCAGGTCCGTCGTCGCACCGGAAAGACTCACGCGGGTATAGGTCGCCATCGGTTAGGTCCCCGAGAAGATGCGTTGTTCGATGATGTCCTTGATCGTGGGCGGCAGCGTCTGCGGATCGGGTGGCTGCGGTGGCATCAGGCTCTTGATCTCGAGGACGTTGTTCTCCGTCAGCACGAGGTTCAAGACCTGGATGCCCTGCGGCGGCGCAGCCATAACCTCCGCTCCTGTCCTAGAAGACCCCGACCGCCTCATCGACCGTGAGGAAGTCCGTGACCGAATCCGTCGAGTACATGACCGTGTAGGTGTACTTCGTCGTGGGACTCGCCGGCACCGATACCTTGAACTCATAGAGCGCCCCGGCGGTCAGTGCGACGGCGCCGTTGAGCTTCAGGTTCTTGGTGGTCGTCCCGTCCGTCAGCCGGACATAGACCACCGTGGACGTGGCGACCTGGATTTGGATGAGGATGTACGCGGGCCGCTTGTTGCGCGTGGTGTCGGACCCGGCCGTTCCGCGGTTGGCGTTGTGCGACCGGGCGGTGAACACGGCCGTATCTGCCCCGGGCGCCGAGCCGTTGTACACCTCGACCGTGCGGATACTCATTAGCTGCTCCCGACCACCCCGTTGTAGCCCACTTCCTTCACCCGATAACTGTAATAGCCGGCACGTCGGAAATCCGACAGGTCCCGATTGTACCCGAAGTTCTCCGGTGCGAGCGCATGTCCGTCCAGGCGCTTGGAGGCTTCGAGCTCCACCAGGTATTGCTGGCGGTATGGACCCTGCTCGTCGTTGAGAGACAGCTCCGCGGCGGCGAGGCACGCGAGGCGCATGGTTTCCTCGTGCATGGCGCCGCCGAGGCCGTAGAGGTTTGTCGCGTCGAGCTTCGAGATCAGCACGAGCTTCTGATAGGACAGCGTGTAGTTGGCGTCCGGCTCGGGCCAGAAGTAGAGCTCGTAGCGTTGGCCCGTCGTCTGGTCCACATCGACCGGTCGCACGGCGGCCATGGTTGGTGGGTTCGTGCCGGCGCTTACGAGGCCCTGGTATTGACGGCGAATCATCTGCTCTGGCACGAGCAAGCACGGGTGCCACGCCTTGTCCGGCTCGTAGGTCAGCTCGCCTTCGATGCCACCGAAATCGTCCGGCAATCGACTGCGGCCGGTGGCCGCGACGGTGAATGCCTTGTTGGCGCCCTCTGCCGCGGCGGTGCTCGTCACCGTGACGGAGGTGCTCGAGACGTAGGTGGCAATCGTGTACTCGTTCCCGCTCGTCGTGAACTTGATCTTGGACCCGATCATCTCGCGGAAGAAGATGCCGGTGCCGGTGACAACGATGGTCGCGGTCGGGGTCCCGCTCGCGGTTGCGCTGGCGCTGTCGGCCCAGGCAATGACCGTCGCGGTGGGGCTGAGGAACGTCCAGCGGTGCGCGCGGAGCATGCCGCGGAGGCCCGACTGGATGATGCGTGCGACCGCATCCGTCTGCGCCGTGTCCCACAGCGTGGTGTCGGTCCCATAGCCGACCATGTGACCAACCTCTTTCTGGAGGTTGGTGAAGCCGAGAGAGAGGGTGCTTTCGGCCATAGCCTACTGGCGGGTCCGGGCGGTCCGGGCGGTCCGTGCGGCTGCGGCTGCGGCTTCCTTGGCCCGCCGCCGGGCGGTGATCTCCGCGATACGTGCCCGCGCGGCGCGATACCGCCCTTCCTGGGCGACGTTCTCCTCGTGCTCCGCGCTCCTCTGTTCGAGCGTCTTGGGCGCCGTATCGTAGGCGTAGCTCTTGGGGCCTTCCTCCTCGATCACGGGACCCTTCTTCATGCGGCGAAAGGCCGCGTGGAAGGCCATGCGGCGGGATTCCGCCTCCGGGTTGGAGTAGGCGCCGGACGCCCTGTAGGCGCCGAACGGACTGTGTCGCGCGTGCATCATGACGGTTCTCCGATGAGCGCCTTCTTGCGGGGCACGGGGGCCTCAAGGGTCGCGCCCGCGTGGTGTGTCTCGGCCACGGTCCCGATGAAGCCGCTGTGCACGATCACGGCACAGAGCATTTCGCGTGAGAGCGCGGTCGGCCCCTCGTGCAGCCGATCGTTCCAGTAGCGGAAGTGGTAGTAGCTCTGGAGGACGTTGGGGGGCATGAGTCCGGGACCGATCTCGCGGCCGGTCGCGTCTCGGTGCGGGGGCAGTTGAAGGACTTCCCGCAGTCGGTGCTCGTCCTGCTCGATCATCTGCCGCATCGTATGGACTCCTGATCGGACCACTCACATTCCAGGGGTCGGGTCGGGCCATGTACGGTCACCCGTACTGTGGCCCGACCCTTCCCACTAGCCTGCTAGATACCCACCTCGTCCGCGATGGAGGCCAGGCGCCACCAGTCCACGGTCATGGTGACCGAGGTGGACGAGTGCTGCTTGAGGGCGAAGAGGACCGCGAGCTCCTCGCCGTTGGGGAAGTTGGTCGCCCCGGGCTTCACCGTCGTGGCGTTCTTCACGCCGTCCACCCAGTACGAGGTTTCGGTCCCATCGAAGTGGATGCCGAGCTTGATGTAGGTCCCGGCCACCGGGACCTTGATGCCGGTCACGAGCTTGGTGCTCGCGCCCGAGCCGGCCAGGTGGATCGCGTCGATCGCGTCGCCGTCCGTCTCCTGCACCTCGAAGCCCACGAGGTCCTTGGCGGCGATTCCCGTGCCGTCGTCCGCGAGGAGGCCGTCCGCGGGCGTGCCCTCCTCCGCGAGTCCGACGTACCAGGACACGGTGTCGGTGATGAGGCTGACCTTGATGCGGGCCTCGAACCAGACGTGGCGGTTCGAGCCCGCGGTGTTGCTGATGACGGTCATGACGGCGCGGTTGCCGCCCGTCGTGAGCGCCACCTCCTTGTCCGCCGTGGTGGCGCCGGTCGTGAGCACGAGCTCTCCGAATCCGGTCGCCGCGGGGCGGATGCTGCACGTCGAGTCGATGTACGGGTAGTACCCGCTGCGGATGCTGGTCGAGGCGCCGGAGTCCGCCCAGTCGGGGCTGTTCTCCCAGTCCTCGTGGTGGAAGATGCCCCGGCCCGAGTCGATGATCTCGAGGATCGGGCAGTTGCGCCAGAGGCTCTTGCTCGGGTTGCGGCTGGTGTCGGCGGTCGCCTCGTCGCCGTGCTGCAGGAATACGTTGGCCGGCATTGGGGCCTCCTACGCGGTCGCCAGGAGGGCCTGGGAGCGCCGGTTGACGCACAGGACCTGCCAGGTGAGGTCAACGTGGATCGTGGAAACCGTGTGCTGGGTGGCCGAGGGGCGCGGCTCGCTCTCGCGCAGGTACTCGCCCTTCAGGAACACGGGCCGGAAGTCGTTGAGGTTCAGCATGATGAACGGGTCCGTGCGCGTCGCGTTGCCGTCCAGCTCGGGCACCCACTGGATCTCGTGGCCCCGGAATACCATCTGGTCGGTGTAGGGCGCGAGCTCGCGGCCCAGGTTCTCGTTCTGCGCCTCCCCGATCTCCTCCAGGGCGTTCGCCACGGTGTCGTTCGTGTAGATCCGGTACATGAAGTCGCCGGATCCCATCGAGTGGTCGGACACGGGCGTCGGGCTCTTGAACCGGATCTTGCGGTACGCCTTCCGCGCCTTGAGGATCAGGTCGTCCTTGGTCACGTCGGTGTACGTGTCCATGTAGTTGGCCCAACGCGCGTGGGACAGGCCCGCGGTGTCGGAGCCGATCGCGTGGACGCTCGAATGGCCGGTCGTGCCGCTCGTCCATCCGAGCCAGTAGAAGACGCCCCACACGGACTTGTTATCCGTGCTGTCGGTGGGCTTGCCGAAGAACTGCGTTTCCATCAGGTTGGCGATGTCCACCATGCAGCCCACGCGCCGCGGCTCCACGATGTCCACGATCTGCGTGGGGCCGGCGCGGTTCATCGCCAGCTCCTTGCGGTCGTAGCTGTAGTTTCCCGTGGTGTGGCGCCAGGGGATGCTGATCTCCTTGAGCGTGTCCTTCTCGCTCGCGGAGTCGGCTTCCCACAGGCCCACCATGCGGGCGTTACCCGCCGTGGTGACCTGCAAGCGCCGGAGGATCTGGCGGCCGCTCTCGAACTGGACCTTGTCCTTCTTCATGAGCCGCCCCATCACCTCGTGCTGCTGGATCGTGGTGGCGACCATGTTGAAGCGGAGTTTGCCCAGGTCCTTGAGCGTACCGATCACCAGATCGTTGATGTCGGTATCGGTCAGGGTGGCCACTTCTTGTTACCTCGCTGGTTGAAGGGTAGCGGCGCTAGATTTCGCCGTCCTCGCCGTCGTCCTCCCAGTCGGGGCGCACGCCATGCTCCCGCAGGAAGCGCGCCGCGCCTGCGATGGCGCGTTTGCGGCCCGTGGGCATGACATCGTTCCGTTTGATGCTGGGTGACGGCCGGGCGATGAACTGGCCGGCCCGGTTGCGGGCCTGCTCGAGCGCCTGTTGCCGTTTCACCGACTCCTTCACCGGCCCCATCTCCGCACGGAGGGCCTTCTGGAAAATCTGATCGAGATGGACGGGCCGGTCCGCGGCCGCTTCCGCATTGGCGAGGGCGACGAACGTGTCGAATACCCGCTGGCGGTTGGCCCGCTGCTGCGGGTCCGTCACGGTGCGCATCGCCCCCTTGCCGAACTCGGCCGCGTACTCCTGGGCCTGTTGGGCGAAGAGGGTATCGACCGCGGCTTCGGCTTCGTTCGCAGCCTGGCCCTGGATGCGTCCGGTCACCTCCTCGAGCTGCGCCTTCATGGACTCCTTCTCGGTCAGGAGCTCCTGCAAGGTATCGAGGAGCGCATCTTCGTACCGATCCGGGTCCACGTTTTTGCTGCGGAACAGCGCCCGGATATCGGCCTTGGTGACCCTGGGGTCACCGCCCTGCTTCGCAGCCGGAGTGGCCTCGGCTGCGGGTGTTGCAGTGGGGATGACGGGACGAGCGGAGTGTCGCTCGAGCGCCGTGACGTACAGCTCGAGGGCTTGCTCCGATCCGAAGTGTTCGACCTGCTCGGGGGTCACTCCGGCACGTTCGGCACGCGCCAGGAGCGCGTCGATGGCTGGCGGGATGGGTTCGGATCCCGGATCATCGGTCGGTGCGCGCGGGTCGGGCGCGCCACCGGCGCGCCGGTCGGCCGAGTCATCGCCATCGGCCTTATCGGCCTCCCATCCGTCGTCTTCCGAGTACGCGTCGTCCTCGTCGCCGGCCTCACCGAATGGGTCGGCGGCCTTGCCGCGGAGGGCCTCGAGGTCTGCCTTGCTGCTCGCTTGGCGCGCCGGTGGATCGCCGGGGGCTGGTGTGCTCTTGTCCTCCGGCTCGTCCGTCGCCTCCGCGTCCGCGCTCTTGGGATCGGGCTCGTTTGCCACGCTCATCTCCCGGTGTAGTCGCCGTATCCGCCGCTGCGATCGACAAACCCGAGCGCACGCAATACCTGGTTGCGGTGTGCGCGGCTCGTGAGGATCGCGTCCCCTGTGTTGGGGTTGAAGTGCGTCGGCACGCCCGCCTTGCGTAGCCGGGCCTCGGCCGCCTTCACCTCGTGCTCACCGACACCTAGCGCCCATGATTCCATCGGCCAGTTGCCTGGTGTGTCGTGGACGCTGCGTGCTTGCTCCACCACGAGCACCCGGAACAGACGGCAGCCCAGCAGGTGGTGTCCGCCGTTGACGCGCGTGCGGTCGAAGTCATCGAAGCTCATGTAGCGTTCCGCGGCCGTTCCCGACCGGACATCTTCCAGCACGTAGGTCGGCATCAGCGGATCCCCATGCCGCCGCGGTTCATCGCGGAGAGCTCGGCGCCCTGTACCCCGCGCCCGGCCGCCATCTGCGACTGAACGAAGTCCCGGCCGTGTCGGGTGATCTGCCCGGGGGTGCGCTTGTACTCATAGGTCCGCTTGGACGGCCCGAGCAGCGCGCTACTGGACTCCGGCCCCGGCCGTACTGGACCTGCCTGGTCCGCGAAGGACGGGTCGCTCCAGACCACGATGTCGTTGATCTCCGGCGTGTTCGTGTACTGCGAGTACGCTGCCTGGAGTGCCTGCCAGTCGATCATCCCGCCCTGTTGCGACAGGATCGGGAGCGCGGGCAACGCAACGCCGGTCACGTAGTCCTTGATCGCCATGAGCTTGGTCGCCGGTGTGTCCGGTTGCATGGAGAACGTGGCGATCGAGAAGTTGTAGTCGAGGAAGTCCCCCTCGGCGGACTGCGCGGAGTAGACGAACGGCACGCTGACATCCGTGCCAGGCACGCGCTTCGTGAGCGGAATCGAAATGAAGGGGTCATAGAACAGATACCACGCCAGGTCTCGGACGATCCGGCCGGTGAAGCTCTCGACCCGCGATTGCATGTACTGCATGCGCTGGCTCGCATTGGCCGCCAGCAGGCGGTCCTGGGACGCGGTTTCGCTCTGAGGCGAAAGGCCGCCGAGCAGATCGAGGTTGCCGGCCATGTACGGGAAGATGTCCCGCAGGCCGAGGAAAAACTGGTAGAGTCCGGCATTGACGCCGCCCGTCACGAGCTCCTGTACCGACCCGGGCACGTCGGAGCGGATGACATCGCCGTCCGATGCCTGCACCACGCGGTTGGCGTCCTGGTCGCCACCGGGGCCGACCACGCCGAGCGTCTTCAGTCGGTCGGCGCCGTCGATCATCTTGCGCATGGCCCGATTGGCGGCCATGTGGATGTCGTACCACTGTGCGGCCGGCGCAAGCGGATAGGGCGAGCCCGGTACTTCCGTGAAGCCGAGGATGTGGAACGGGCCGCGTTCCGGTCCCGTCCACCGGACGATCCGCACGGGTTCGGGCTTGATCGTATTGCCCACGGTGGCGAACGTGACGACGAGCTTTTCCTTCGGCAGCCAGATGTCCCACAACTCGAGGTAATCCCGCACCTGCGAATCGCCCCGGCCCTGGTGTCCGCGTCCGATCTCCCCGATGCGCGTATCGCCGCCCTCGTTGTGCATGAAGTCGAGCGCGCCGTCCGAGGGGCGGATCTCGTTCTCGTCGATCTGATAGACCTTGCTCTCGATGGCCCACGTGTAGGGCACACGATAGCGGTTCCCAATGAAGTCCACCGCTTCGAGCGAATCGGCATTCATGTCGATCACGAGGTCATCGAGATCGACCCGATCCGCGAATGGCTGCCCCGGGTCATGTAGCTGGCCGTCGATCTCGATTGGGCCTTTCGCGTTGAGCCCGACCTTGATGCACCCGATCCCAATGAGAGCGTCACCGACCGCGCGTTGCAGCGTGGTGACGAGCCCGATTTCGTGCTCGATCAGGTGGTTGAGCGCCAGCTCGAGGTTGTAGGCCGGGATCGCCAGTTGGCGGTAGGGCGTGGCAACCAGTGCCCGCGGGTTCTTGGCCGCAAGGTGGGCCGTGTAAATCGAGTAGCCCAGCTCGATGAGGTTGACCGGGACATCGACCAGGGAGCCGTCTTCGCTGTAATGGCTCCCCACGAGCTCTTTCCAAACGGATTTCCGGTTCTCCCGAAATGGCTTCATCCTCTCGCGTGAAGCCTCGATCGCCGCACAGAGGTCCTTCGTGTCGATGCCGCCCAGCATCATCGCGGAAAACTTAGAACGGCCGGCCAAACCCTGTCAACAAGGAACTGCCGGAAATCCGACATGGGTGTCGGTAAACCGACCCCGGGGCTAGGCGGTATGGGGGCCGCAGGCGATGGTGACGGCGTACTCGCCCTTGGAGCCGCGCAACTGCGCGTAGCGCCAGTGGATGTGCTGGTCGTTGTCGTTACGCCCGAGCCAATCCGCCACGGCGTCACGGACGCCCTTCAGTGCTCCGCGCAGGTTATCGTCGTCCAGCACACGTGGCGCGATGCGCACGAGCCACACGTCGATCTCGCCGTCGCGCAGGATGGCCGGGGGGCGCAACGAATCGGCCCTGAGGTGCCAGGCTACGCAATCACGTTCGTTGCGTACCCGTCGATGACGTGTCCGCCAATGTTCCCGCGCGTTCGACGCGGAGATCGTTCTGAGCGGGAAGTTGTGGCGTGCGCTGGGAACCCCGAGCGCGCAGAGGGCTAGTTGGCGTTCAGGGCCGGCCACAGACCACCTACTTGAACCAGCGCAGTTTGGTCTGCCCGGGCATGGATTCCTCGGCCAGTCGGCCGCCGCGTTCGAGGCGGCGGGCCATGAGGCAGCCCGGCGGGATGCGCACGGGGGCGGTGATCGTCTGGATCTTGCGGCGGGTGATCTCTTCCAGCGCGAAGTTGGCGAGCGCGTCCGCGATGACGCGATCGCCGTGACTGGAGGCGGCGCCCGAGGGGTCCTTGTCGTCCGCGCCGATGCTCTCGAGGTGGATTGCGTGGCCGTTTGGCAGTCGCACGTACTTCCGACACTCCTGGATCGCTTCCAGGCTGTGGTTGATGAATCGGCCTTGTTCCAGCGCATCCCGGTAGGAATAGAGCAGCGAGTCCTTCGTGTCCTGGCCTGTGTGGAACCCGTAGGAGTCCGTCGCCTTCTTGGAGAGCGCCGATTCCTTCCGCCGATAGTACACGTTGCGGTAGCCCTCCTGGATCACGCGATCCCCGAAGTTCTGGCCCGGTCCGCCGTTGCATTCCCAAATGAGATATGCGCCGTTGAACAAGCGTGCGATCTCGACGGCCTTGACGGCGAACGATTCGGGCCGGATGATGGCGCTCGTCAGCTCGCACACTTTCTCGCGCGTGGTGGTGTCCACCACGCTCAAGCTCGAGTTGCTCGCGCCGGTTCCGGCGCTGATGTCGGCGCCGATCACGTACATGCGATCGCGCGGCGGAAACCCCGTGTCCATCGGGATCCACAGGTGGACATCGCCTCGGCCGCCGAGCGGGTGGAAGCGGTACTCGTGTTCGCTCTGGCGTACCACATCGCCACGCAGTAAGGCCGGCCGGGCGTGCTCCCGGGCATGCGCATCGAGCTCGACGCTGCCGAAGAACAGCCAAGCCGAGCCCAGGTAATCAATGTCAAGCTCTTGGGCGATCTCGTTCGTATGGCGGCACCGACGGCATTCGGCGTCGTACCAAGGGGAGCGCATCCCGCCAAAGCGCGGGTTGCGCGGCACATCGGTCGAAAACGGGTACTCCAGACCCGCGCCTGCGGGCCACTTCGTGCGGAGTGTCGCGTCGCGCCGTGCATCCTCGTAGTAGGTCGGATCCAGAACCCGCAACTCGCCGGCCACATAGTGGTACAGGCCACGGCGCTTGATCGGGTGCAGGCTCCAGTGCACCGTGAGCTTGCGAAAGTTGGGGTCGTGTGCGATCTCATAGCTGGCGTTCCCCGAGCCCTGCGGGGTGAAGTTGTAGATCCGGGAGAGTGTCACGTCGCGCGTTCCGGTCGCAATCGCGGCCTGGTTCGGCATCTTCGAGAACTCGTCGATCAGCAGAGCCGTTCGCCGGTCCGCGACGCCGGCGAAGGTGTTGGTGCTTTCGCCGTTGATCGTGGAACCTGTCCAATGGTTCTCGGCGTGCATTTCCCGACGTTCGTATGCGGGCACGAGCCATGCAGGTTCCCGCCGGAGAATGAAGTCGAGTTTGCTGAACAGGGCTTTCGGGTCGCCGCGTTTCTCGACGAGCTCGGCTTTGCGGGACAGCCAGAGGAACGTCCTCAACTCGTGAAACTGCCATTGCCACGCTTGGGCCGTCAGGCAGAGCCACGAGGCGCCCATGTCCCGCGACTTCTCGATCACCAAGTCGTGGTCCCCGATCGCGGTCAGGATCTCGAGGAGCGCGGTGTCCTGGTAGGGATAGGTGATGAATGGCAGCACCGCGCTCGTGCGCGGCTCGAAGATCCACACGAAGGCGTTGATCCAGAACAGGGGATCTTCGCGGCACATCTGCCAGAATTGCTGCCGATCCGTCTTGGACCCGTCACCCATTCGCAGCAGCTCGCGCCGATAGGCCAGGTTCTGCGTGAAACCCTTGGGCACGAGATGGTAGTGCGGGCAGTAGGCCGCCACGCGATCCGTTGGCCAGAACTCGAAGAACCCCGTCACGCCGTGTCCGGCTCGGATCCGTTCGGGAGCACGCCCGTTTCCGCGCTGGTCTTGACGCGGGCCAGGCGCTCGATCATCCCCGAGAGCTCCGTCGTCCGCGTATGCACGGATTGCTCACGTGCGTAGTCGGACTCGGTGAATGCGTTACGGAGCCACGTCTGGTAGAACGCCGTTTTCAGCCGCGGATCACGGGCGCAGGCCACGAGTAGCGCATGCGCGCCCGGGCTTGGTGCCGCCTCGACCGGGATGCGATCGAATGGAGCCCCCATGTGCTGGTAGACCCACTCCGCGTCCCGCACGGGAGTCGTGTGGCAGTCGCGCGCCAGTTGCATGATGGTTGATGCGGTCGGGGTCCGATACCGCTTGGCCGATCGCGCGTCCGCCGGCTCGGGATCGGCGTCAACAACGGCCGGCGCGTCCGCTACGGGGTCCGGCGCGTCCGCTACGGGGTCCGGCGCGTCCGCTACGGGGTCCGGCTCGGGCTCGGTGGGATGGGCGATACCGAGCAGTTGGGGCTCGATCTCGGCACGGGCCATAGTTTCGGCCTCGGCTGGCGAGGTGCCCGATGCTATCCAGTGGGCCACGAGCTCGCCATAAGCGGCCGTAAGACCGGCACAGGCGAGTCGGATGGCCCAGTCGTCGGTCATGCGCTATCGGACGGTGGGATCGGAACCGGAATGCGGGCGCGCTCCATCCATTTTCGCACGGAGTTGGCTTCGATCCATTTCCCTTTCCGCGTGCGGAATCCTTCCTTGCTCAGTTGCCGCGCCACGTCCGCGACGGTCATTTCACCGGCCAGGTGGACATCGTACAACTCGATCAGCCGATGGAGTAGCGGTTGCTCTTTCGGATCGGGGATGAGCCTGCCCTTGCGGTCCTTCTTGTACCCGATTCTCGTGATGCCCGTTGCAGGATAGCCCCGTGCCGTGCGTGCGGCCAGCGCCGCCTTGATCCGGTCGCTAATGGTGGCGCGTTCCCACTGGGCGACCGCGCCGAGGATATGGAGCACGAGTCGCCCGCTCGCGGTAGACGTGTCGAACTGCTCGGTCACGGACAGCAGGCTCCAGCCGTGTTTCTCGGCATGCTCCAGGACGTGCAACAGGTCCTTGAGGTTGCGCGTCAGCCGGTCCAGGCGCGCCACGAGCAGCCCCTCTGCCTGATGGGCCTTGAGCGCCTCGAGTGCGGCCAGCGCGCCCGGGCGATTCGCTATCTTGCGCCCGGAAAGTGCGGGATCCACGATCACGCGAGCGATGGTGTGGCCGTAGAGTCCGCAGTAGCGGCCGCATTGATCACGTTGCGCCTCGATCGAGTACGCGCTGGCCTGTTCTTCGGTCGAACACCGGCAGTAGAGGATCACGGAGAGCGGCCGCGTGTGCGCTGAATAGGCGCCCTGAACTCCCCAGGGGGTCACGATGAGATCAGGCATGGCGTGGCCGGTTCCAGATGGCAAGCGCCTCGGCCCATGTCAGGGTCTGGAGCGTCTGCCGTGTCAACCCGCGCTCGCAGAGATCACGGAGCACGTCCTTGCCTGATTCCGTTGCGAGCCAGCGCCCCGGCCGGTCGTCGCAGCTATCGGACGGGATGGGTCGTTCCCACAAGGCGACCATCTCCAGGTGGTTCGCGGCGGACTCGATGGTGCTCACCACGGTAGCCGGAGCCGTATCGCCCCGGGCGCGGAGCCATGCCGCAATGGCCTCCATGAGTTGGAGGTCCGGGTCCAGATCATCGGGCAAGGGGATTACGTCCGCGTCGGGCTCCACGTCGCCGGCCGCGCAGTCACATGGCATCCCATGCCCGTAGACAGTAACCAGCGTGTAGCAGTCCATACCGGAGTCCGGGTGACAGAGCGGTTTGGGCTCGGGGTCGCAGATACCCGCGTTGCCGCGCATGGGCATGCCGCAATGCGCACAGATGGGGAGCTCGCCGGGGGCCTCCCAAACTACCGGGTCGTCCGGCCCGCCACCCGGCCTGTCACTGGCATGTGCCATGATGTCACCGCCCCCTCCTAGACCTCGGCCCGGCACCGATCCTCGGTGAGACCGGCGCAGAGCGCCTCGTGCGCCTCGCGGCACGTCGCCGCATCCGGCGGGACGAGCATGTAGTAGACGCGCGGCGTGGACCCGTCGGACGCCACGAGCCAGCGTTGCCCCTCCCGGTCCTGCAGCAGCGCCCGCGTGATCGCGGGCCGCCCCGGCGTACGCCGCACGCTGTCCATGTGGATGAGCTTGGCGCCCGTAGCGGCGAGGTAGCGCCCCTCACCGAACCGCTGACGCATGACGCGCCGTACCTCCGCGTTCGGCTCGGCGTGGATCGCCTCTACCGTGATGGTCTCGGGTGTCTCGACAATCCATGCCGGGACGCGCACCCCGTGGACCGCGTAGAGGGCGGAACCGTCACGCCACAAACAAAACGGTCCGTCGTCTGCGTGCGGCCGCCGCTGGTCGTCCACGGCGAGCCGGGTGGGGAAGTCGGAGATCAGGCAGAAGTCCGGGTGGATGATCCGTGGTCCCGCGTGGCGGCAGAGCACCTCGTAATGGTTCCATGCCGCGTAGTCGATCGGGAGTTGCGCGACGTAGCGGAAGAACGTCATGTAGGCGCACCAGCCGGCCCACTGGTTGCCACCGTGCCACATGCGGGAGAACGACGCCGCGCAGCCCAACCCAAACGCCGGGTCGCCAAAACACGCGGCCACACGGCCCATTCGTGCCAGCCCGGGTACGACATACCACGTCGCCTGGCGCGTCGCCTCGTCGGTCGCCGTGTAGGTCGCCGCGCGCGTCGCCTCGACGGTCGCATCGTAGGCCGCCTGGCGCGTCGCCTCGTCCGTCGCCGCGCCCGTCGCCTCGAATGTCGCCGCGCTCGTCGCCGCGAAGGTCGCCGCGAAGGTCGCCGCGTCGGTCGCCTGGCGCGTCGCCGTATCGATCGCCTGGAGCGTCGCCGCGTCGGTCGCCTGGCGCGTCGCCTCGAAGGTCGCCGCGTCCGTCGCCTGGCGCGTCGCCTCGCGCGTCGCCGTATCGATCGCCTGGAGCGTCGCCGCGTCGGTCGCCTGGCGCGTCGCCTCGAAGGTCGCCGCGTAGGTCGCCGCGTAGGTCGCCTCGAAGGTCGCCGCGTCGGTCGCCTGGCGCGTCGCCGCGTCGGTCGCCGCGTCGGTCGCCGTGTAGGTCGCCTCGCGCGTCGCCTCGTAGGTCGCCGCGCGAGTCGTCGCCTTCTTCTGATGCCACCAGCCCGCCGCGAAGCCGCCCGCGAAGGCCGCAACGAACGGGCTAGGAACGAACACGATGCGCTCGTCCGGGGGCGGGACCAGTCCCGCCGCGCGGTACATCCCACGCACCGCCGCCCGGCACATCGCGCGCTCCTCGCCGGTCATGGGCGCCGTGCGCATCGCCACGTCGATCCACTGGTCACGCCACTCCCCGAACCGGGCGCGGTGCGCGTCCGTCAGGCTGTAGAGGTCCAACGGCTAGTCCTCCACCGCGCGCCGCGTCTGCATGTCGAGCTGGCGCACCACGCGGAACGTGCCGGCCGGCAGCGCGAGATGCGCGTGCTCCGGGTGCCGCAGCGTCCATCCGGCCGCCGAGACCACGACGATTTCGCCGCCGACCCTGTCCGCCTCGAAAACCTGCGCCGGGGTGCCGGCGACGTGGCGCGCCCCAACCGAGGTCCCATCTACGAGCTGCGCACGCCGCCGCGCGCCACGCGGGACGCCGTCCGGCACCCGCTCCAAGTACACATCCCCCTGGCGCACCCACTCCCCCAACGCCAGGGCGACAATCCCGACAGGCTCCACCTGCGCCCCGCCTGCCTCCCGCGCGATCCGCTCCACCACCTCGCCCACGCTCATCATGTCCGTTCTCCTGGTGTACCACACATGTACCACACCGCTCTGGCGGCGTCCAGTGCCGGGGTTACTGGATTCCCGCCGGCAGCTTCGCCCGCTCTCCCGACCACGACCCCGCCGCCCTGCTCGGCCGCTGCCGTGCGCCCCCGGCGTCTCTCGATCTCCTCGATGCGCTCCTTGTCCCGCCGGATGCTCGCCCGGAGACCCGTCGTGTCCAGCGGGGTGTTGAGCCACGGGCACAGGCGCATCGTATCGGCGATGGTCTTGGCCAGCGCCTCGCTCACCAGTCCCGCGGCCACGAGCGAGGCCAGGTCGCCCCTGCTCTTGCGCCACGCCTTGTTGATGGCGGCGTACCGTTCGGCCTGCGCTTCGCGCTCCTCGATCCGCTCGTGCAGCGCCTCGACGGCGTCCTCGTCATCACTGAACACGCTGCGGTCCAGCGCCCGCTCGATCTCGTCGGCCTTGGAGTCATGCTCCTTGGCCTTGGCCATCGACTCGCACCCAGCGTGCATGCCGGCGTCCATCCGCGCCAGGTCCCGGCGGTGCCGCTTCTCCGAGTGATGCCCGACGAGCACCGGCTGGCCGAACGGGATTGACTGTGCGATCTCGTCCGCTCGGCCGAATGCCGCCTCCGCCCTGACCCGCCGGCCCTCCGCCCATGCACGCCGCCTTTCGAGCCGCCACTCCAACCTCTCACGCCTGGTCATTTGCGTCCTCCTCGAAGTAACCTCAGTGTCGGCCCGGGCGGGTTGCGAGCCCGCCCACAGGGACGCCCCGGACCTAGTCCTCATCCGGGAGCATGACCGTAACTACGGGGTCGAGCGTGTCGCCGGGACCACACACCGCCTGCAACTCCACCGCGCGAGCCTGCACCCCACGCCCCTCGCGCGGCACCCGCAGCACGCGGTAGAGCAGCCGGTCGCCACGGCATCGGCTCATCGCGCACCGGAGCATCCACACCACGTCATGCCCACGGCCCCGTTCGCTCTGCCCGGTGCCGCAGGGCTTGCGCTGCTCATCTGATTCCGTCCAGGCGATCACGGACTCCCATACCGCCCGCGTCACCGCGACCGGATACCGGATCCCAACCTCGCGCGCCCACTCGGACACGTCCACGAGCTGCCCATCGTCCAAGGCCATCGCCCGCGTGTAGACCGAGATCGGCTCGCCCCAAAACGCCACGTCGTTCATGACACCCTCCCAGGTTTGGGTCCGCAATGTACTACGCCAGCACACCCGGCCGTGTCGGCCCGGCCGGGGTGATTCCCCGGCCGCGCCCCGCTAGCTCTCCCACTCGACCCGCCCGTCCCGGCACGGGTCGTACCGCGGCATCGCGCGCCCCCGGCAGTCGGGACAGTGCATGTGCACGGGCTCGCCGCGCATCTCATCCCCGATCACGGTCCCGAAGTCGGCACACCGCTCGCAGCGCGGCGCCGCGTCCGGGCACCAGTAGCTCGT